AACGTGCGCCCAATTGAACAAAGGGCGACATCGTTGCGTTGCCCTTGGCAGGCGCGATGGGCGCTGCAATCTTGGATTGACCGTCCATGCGAAAGGTCGTGCGAAACGCTGTGAGGTCCGCATCAAAGTACAGGTGCATGGAGGTTGCCGTTTGCAAACCACCCGCTTTGGTGATGGTTTGGTAGTAGGACAAGTCAGCCAACAACACATCGCCTGCGCCGGAGAAGCTGTTCGCGTGTTGCGAGACAAATACCGGACGACCGAGCAAGGTGCCGTAGGGGGAGACTTGGATGCCGCCGACGTTCAATCCCATGGGAAGGTAGATCGGGTAGTTGCCCAAGGTGAGTGTGAAGAGCGCTGGCAACACATCGTTGTTGACGATCCAGACCGCTTTTGCAAATGACGCGGGGGGCAAGCGAGAAATCATCTTTGCCAAGTTCTGTGCGAGCAGCGTTTGTGTCGCCTGACCTGTCTCTTTGGCCACGGTCACGGTGGTCGCATTGCTCATACAGCCTACAGGAACTCCTGTGCCCGAGCCAAAGAGAATGGACTCATTGGTCTTCCAGCGAATGGATGTTGCGATTTTGTCCGGTAGGTAGCTGGACAAAGCGTTGGTGTCATCAAGTAACTCATCCGTCACGGGCACCAAGGCCATGAGCTTTTTGAGGCGCAAGGTCGAGAGGCCCAGCACTGGCTTGGTGTTCACCGCAGGAGTGGCTTCACCTTGCCAGTACGCACGGATGCCGTTACTGCCCCATGGCGTGGTTTCGTCCTTGGGGAAGGCCATGGTGTTGCCCGTGATCTCCACGTTATCAGTCAGCGGCAGGAGCGAGTCCTCACCCAACGACAACTGGAAGATCTCTTGCGCGAACTGAGGTGGCACCAAGAAGCCGCCATCTTGGGCGGAGCCTTCGCTACCAAAGCTCGTTGGTGCAGCAGCACCACGGGTTGAGCCAATTAGCAGTCGCTCGTCAAGTGAGCTGCCATGCTTTTGGGCTTGGCAGACGGTCTTGAGAAACTCGCCAACGCTTTTGAAGCCGTGTTTGGGGTCAGAGGCTGCGTTATCGACAACTGTGATCAAAGAGGTCATGGGTAGTTGAGCCGTGTGGGCCATCTGCGCTTCCTCAGCAATCAAAGCGGCCTCGCGATCAATAGCACTCGAAGTTGCTTCGATCTTGGCCTTCAGGGTCTCAAAAGCGCTGACCTCTTCTTGGTTCATGTCGCGCTGCTCAGCGGCAGCGATATCGGTCAGGGCTCGGGCGTCCTTGACCAAGGATGCTTTGCGAGCTTGAAGCTCACGTAATTGCTTACTCATTGGTTTTTCTCCAGAAATAAAAAAACCGCCTGGTCGAAATGACTCAAGGCGGCTGCATGTGCACGCGGCCCACGGGTCGCGCAATAAAAAAGGGCCTCAACGGAGGCCCTTGGTTCTTAAAAAGTGGTGTTGACTATTTAACGCGTTACTTAATTAGATCTTTGACTGTCGCAAGTGCAATAAACATGTTTAATGGTTGGTCCGTCAACGCAATGAATCCGTGATGCGCATAAAAACTGGCTGCTTCTTCGTCCTTGGCATCAACGATAAAAGCATATGCAGCAATCTCTGACGTCACCGCTTTGCGCAACGCATCAGCCAACAGCGCTGCGCCTAAGCCTTTGCCCTTGAAAGTCTGATCCACAGCAAGCCTGCCCATACGAACCGCAGGCACGCTGGGATAGCGTGGCAGTTTTTTAACAAGTTCTTCGGGCAGGTCTGCCAACAGCACGCTGGCTGAAGCCAGTGTGTAGTAACCAGCAATTTGCCCATGCGCGTCCATGGCCACAAAACAAGCCGTCACACGTCGCTTGATGTCTTGACTTACCTGAGTTCGAAAATACTTGTCCAGAGGTGCAACACCTGAGTCAAAGGAAGATCGATCGCTGGAGAGATCCAGCGGGGTAACAGAAAACTGATGAGCCATTAAGCGGCCAACAACTTGTTAGCCTTGGCAAAAGCTCTTTTAAGAGCAGCATTCGGTTTAGCAGGTGCAATCAGGGCCTGGGCAAAGGCTTCTTGGTCTGCTACCGACAAACGGACATGAGCTGCTTGCGCAATAGTATCGGTTGCTGCCATATGCAGTGCGTAAACCACAAAATCGGTCATAGTCCGGCCTTGAATCTCTGCGGCACGCTTGACGGTCAAGTGCAAATCTTGGCTGATACGGGCCTCTAGCCGAGCCGACTGAGGCTTAGCTAAACGTGGTGCAGTGATGGCTCGAGCAGTCATATGGCATTTCTCCTGATTTTTCGATCATTGTACGGCAAATTGCCGGTAAATAAAATACCCCTGAGATACCCCAGATTAACCGCTTTTCATGGGTCAGATCAGCGCTAGTGCGTCACGCGCCTGCTTCAGGCGTGACTGGCTTTGAGGTCTGCTAGATCGACTGCGGGACTGCATTTTGGCCAAGACATCATCAAAAGTAGCGATGCCATTAACCATATTTTGGGCCAAAGCGGCATCAGCGCCCAACACTCGGCCTTCGCCCATTCCGGTTTTGACATCGTTGATGGACACACCACGACCAATCGCCACGGCTTGCACGAAAGCGTTGTAGTAGTCGTCTACACGCGACTGCATGAAAGCTTGTGCCTGCTCATCGAGCGGCACATACGGGTTGCCCTCAACCTTGAACTTGCCTGCGGAGATAAGCGTTGGTTTGACACCATCCTCTTCGAGTGCTTTTGAATAATCGAAGTGCGCTTGCCACACGCCAATAGAGCCAACTTCACCACCGGGCGTGACGTAGAACTCGCTGGCCGAGCAACCAATCCAGTAGGCGGCCGATGCGGCCAGACTGTTGGCCACGGCAACCACAGGTTTTTGGGCTCGCGCTTTGATGATCTCGCTTGCCAGCTCACTCACACCGTAGACACTTCCACCAGGACTGTCAATGTCGATCAGGATCTGACCAACCGTGTCATCAGCCAGCATTTGGCGCAAGACGGATGTGAATTGCTGGGTGCTGGAACTACCGGGCCCAGAGATGTCGTCCACCATGTTGCCGCGTTGAGTCACCACCCCATACAGAGGCAGCACCGCAATGCCAGAGCCTGTGCTGGCCGCTGCCATCTGTTTGCGTGAGTCACGGAGCACCCGATCGGTGTTGACCTGAAACATCGCCTCATCGCTAGGTGGCTCACCTGCAGACCAACGGGTCAGAATGCCAGACATGGCTTGCAAACGCTCTGGCATCAAAGCCCATGGCGTGGTCAAGAATTCAGAGAGAAGAAGTTGTTTGTTCATTGGTTCATTCCAAGTTGTGTAAGTGAAGCTGACAGCGCGTCTTCTTGAAGCGGAAGAACTTGTTGCTGCGCCCATGCACTCACATGCGTTGCATCAAGACCAAAAGCTTGTGAAATCAATTCGATTTCGTTGGTGCCAATCGCGCCCTTTTTGGCAATGCGCCGCGCTAGACGCTTGGCGTTTGATGCCACCAGCATCCGAAAGCGCAGACTCATGTCCTGATCTGCCGGAGATGTGGAGTCCTCAGAAGGTTCGGTCTCTTTGGTCTTGTTGGTATCTTTGGTATCGTTTTCTTGTTTGACCTCTTCGGCATCCTCATCTGCATCCTCATCTGCATCCTTTTCGGCCACCATGTTCAATGGGCGCAGCGGTTGGTCAAGGCCTTGCAAGGGGTTGAGGTTTTCTGAGATACGCGCTTCGTTTCGGGTAAGCCATCCGTTTTGAATGCCACTCTGGTAGTAAGCCGAACGACTGGCTGCATCACCTCGCATCAGGTTTGCAAAGTCAAATTCAACTTCCAGTTGATCCCCATCGAGCATCAGGTCCGACTCAATTGACGCCTCCCAGCGCTCAGCCCACGGCGTCATGGTGTGCATGACAAATTCCAGACTTTGCTGCTCGATGTTGGAGAACGTCGCCCGGTCCAAGTCCGCAATCATGTGCGGAGGGACACGAAACATTCGGGCGATGTCCGTGATCTGGAACTTGCGCAACTCCAAGAACTGCGCATCCTTATTTGTGACACCCACCTCGTGGAACTTCATGCCATTCTCAAGCACCAGCACCTTGCCCCTATTGGAGCCGGACTGGGCTGACTGGTATGAATCGCGAAATACGCGCTTGGCTTCAGCGTCTTTGAAGTTGCCGGGAAACTCAATCCAGCCGCCCGTGGGCTTGGCATCGTTTGTGAAAAACCGCGCACCATAGTCCTGAGCTGCCAGCGCCATTCCCAGACTCTCGCGTGCAAGCTCAATCGGACTCATGCCCATCAGACCGTCGGAGGACAGAC